CCAATCAGGCATTGTTGCCTTCAAATTGCGAGGCACGTAGCCTTTTAATTTGCTATACACATCCTGCAATCCAAAGACAAGACCTTCACCATGCTCAGAGCCTACGTAATTTGCATGATCCAAAAGTACATTACGCAAAGTATCTGTCACAGGCTTTGCAATAGTTTCGCCTACAGATTTAGCAACCTCGGTTAAAGGTGCTGGAGTCTCAGCCAAAGCGCCAAGCTCAGGTAGCGCGCCACGTAACGCCATGTTACCTGCAGCCCGGGCTGTATGCCCTAGGAAATCACGCCTTGTCATTGGCGTAGTAAGTGCTTTATACACAGGCGACATTGCAGGAGGCTGCATAGGCATTGGGGCAGGCACAGGCGCCGTAGGAGTTTCACTCAGCCCAAACAGCTTACGCCTTTGAATGTCAACAGGCGGCGCAACCGGCTTAGGCTTTGGTTTGCCAAATAGTCCGACATCCATCATTGCGGGGTTGCGTTGTAAGAGACTTGCGCCATCGTCATACGTAGGCGGCGTTTGCTCGGCCATCATAGCAGCATATAGCTTGGCTAAGTCTTGATCTACCTCAGGCGGCATAAGGGTTCACCCTCTTAGGTCGTGTTTCATCAATGTACTGACTCTCGTCATTGTATACCGGATCGATATCTAAGAATCCCATATCCCGTAAAATTCTTAGGGCTTGAGTCGTGGCATCAACCAAGTCATCATGTCGTACCTCGGGGAAAGAGCAAAGCTGGCTGATCAAAGGCTCAACCCAATCACGAGGGTAGCCTTCCTTCTTGGAAGACTCAGGTACGTAAATGCGACCCCGCTTGATGATTGGAGCCACGATATTAAGACGCTGCATCTTGTCTGCCATGCCCGGGTTATAGCTTCTCACAGGTACGCCAGCACGCTGCAGATCTTGGATTAGGCTGATACCGGCTGACTTATCTTCGATGAGTACGAGGTCGACCTTCTTCCCGCTTCCAAACTCGTTATCATCTCCATAAATCGACTTAGACTCCTCAATCACCTTAGGTCTCAGGTCAGGGTACTGCAAGTATTCCTGCCAACAATCAACAACCATAGCGCCAAGTGGCTTATCTTCACTCGGCTTAAAGATGCCAAGCACCACACACGCAGTCGGGTCGTTCTTTGTCTTGTCTGATGTGGCGCAGTCGTAAGACTGAATCACGTATTCAAACTTAGGTAACGCTTTCTCAGCAGGCCAAAGCTTGAACCAATCACGCTTAACGATGCCGGCTTCTTCAGGGTCGATGATCTCGGCATAGATCTCTTGGCGCCCTAGCTTGGTACCTTCGTATTGGAGAATTTGTTTTTGGAACGTTGGAGCAAGGTTCTGGATGTTATCATAGGTACTAGCTGTGGTGTACACCACATCCTTGCCATCGCGTGCCACCAGATCAATAACTAGAGGCTTTGGCTTAGGTGTTGTGGTACATATCAACCGTGGGTGCTTACCTAATCGCATACCAAACTGCAGCATGTCCCATGCGTCATCAAGGTAATCCCATGCAGCCAATTCATCGAGCCAACCACGATGGAACTGAGGTCCGCGAAAGCGATCAGGCTCAGAGGCCGGAATGCCTTTGAGAGTTGACCCATTTGTAAGAGTTATCTCGTGCAAAGACCTTGTATAGGACTTAATGAGAATGCGTGGGATCACGTTCAGCAGCCCTGACTCACCTTCAAAGCAAACATCACGCACATCACCGGACGTTGGAGCTGATACTAATGATCGTGTATTAGGGTTGGTCCATGCTTCCCACCACACCCACTCAGCTGCGCACCGAGTCTTGCCTGCACCACGCCCAGCAAGCAGAAGCCAGATATCCCACCAATCGCCTGAAGGAGGTACTTGGTGCCGATTGGCTGCAACCAACCACTTAAGGCGAGCTAATGTGGCTGCCTTGTGATCAGGGGGGAGTTTGTTTAGGTCAGGCCCTTTGCGAATCTTCTCCGCAAACTCCTCACTCAGTTCCGGACTCAGCATCCGCTTGGCGCACAGACAAGAGCTCAGTTAGTAAATGCCCAGTGAAGTCATGCATGTGATCGACTTCAATAGGCCCTTCATTTTTGCCTGTGACTTCCATCTTGGAGTTCTCACGATACTGCTCGGGGAACCGAGCTGCCATGCTTCTTGACCAAAGACCTGTGTTGATCTTCGGCCCGCCCGGCGTCTCAATCATGTGTATGTGTGCCAAGTTCTCCCAATATGACAGCGAATATTCAAGAGCTAAGTCCATGGATGCCCGAAAATCGTCGTGCACAGCAGCCCATTCACGCAGATTATTGAACGTCACACCGATTTCACTGGCGATTTGATGCTTTGACAATCCCTGCTTGCCAAGCTCAACAACTTGCTCGCAATAAGCTGAGTCGTATTTGCTAGGGCGGCCTAAGAACTTCCCGTTCTTTGATGGTGTTTTAGTAGTCATGAAATGATTGTAAACATAAAATTGAATGGCTGTAAACTTAAATGCTGAAGAGGCTCAGGTTACAGTTCGGGTTACATCTACCTCGAAAACTATATAGCTATGTGTATATATAATATATATTCCTAATTTTTATTTTTACTGTAACTACTGTAACCATGTAACTAAGTAATCGTACCAAGGCATCTGGAGTTACATCAAAGTTACAAGTTACAGTAAATTGAGTACTTTATAGCTCAATTTCTTTCTTTATTGCTTCTTCAGTAATTATCGCAATGTCATTCAAAGTTGAGGTTACAACAACGTCTCCCTGCTGTGGTGTAACCACAAAAACTGTATACCTAGAAGTTTTGCCATGCACTTTGATGACCTTGCTTGGTTCAACCTCACCTTGTGATTCAAGAGCTCTACGAATATATTGAGTCTTAGCTTTTGAATCGTAGCCCCACCGTTCGCATAGAATTGAGAGCTGAGTAGCAGTGAAGGCAGCTGATCCTTTGCAATGTTCACGTGTCCAGTCAGTAAGTTCTTTAGCAAAAGCTTCAAGAGGACTTTTACTAAGCTCAATAGCTTTCTGCTTGTATTTGGTCATTGGTGCTGGAGCGTAGTGATCAAAGTCAGATACATCACGACTCATATACCAATCAAGAACAGCTGAGAATCCGGCGCCATTATTAGCTCTTGCCCACCTCATCATAGTGCTAACGCGTTCCAAGATATCTTGCTGGCTGAAGGTGGGGCACTTATAAATAGCTTCGCGGCGACTGCTTGCACCCATGTGAGTGATGTAAGGCTTATTGGAAGTAAAGACGTAGTTTACGTAATTCTTGACGGTATATTGAGCTCCGTACTTATTATTGATGGTGATTTCTTTACCTGTGATTAGATTTTTTAGTTTGGCTGAGTGATCTTCTCTATCGGATGATGGTTCATTCACAACGACAAAGATCTTTCCTCTCATGCCACCATTAAAGCTGGAGAACAGGTCGTCGGGGCCAAGCGTAGCAGCAGGTGCATTCTCACCAAGGCCCATCATCTCTGCAACAAATTCAGGGATTGCCGACTTTCCCATCCCCTCCATGTCGTGGATGAATTGTGGGGTTGTGTTGTTTCTTCTCCACGGGTATTGGATAACGTTGGCGACCCAGTCGTGCCAGTAGTCGACAAACGAAGGCTCAGACTGAAAGAAATATGCACAAAAATCCAAATAAGGACTAGGATCGCTAGGTATCGGCTCATAAGCCCAGTTTTTAAATAGGTTATACTTCTTATCTGGTGTTATTTGCAGGCCCTGAAACTCTGGGTACATACCAATGTGTTCAAGTTTGCAACAGCGTGGCCATTTTTTATACTCATCAAGTAATGGAATGTCCTTGGTAGTAACATTTCCGCGGCTATTTGTATTGATTTGTGTAAAGTAATGCTGCGCGCTGTCAATTTTGGCCTTATTCCAATTAAGAATCAAGCCATCTTTTAATCTTATAACATCTCCATTGAATAGAGCGTATTGAGTTTTGAATTCATATAGCTTTGTTTCCATGGTGTCAACACCATTCATCACCACCGAAGTAGCTGTGAGAACGGAGCCAAGCTCTCCGCCTCCAAGTATGTGGTCATCAATAGCGTATTTGCTTCCTTTGCCGACTCCAAAGCGGCCAACACGGCAGAGATGGACTACAGCTCCAAGACCACGTAGTGTGACAGCCAACTTAGTCTCTGCCATGCCGACTTGCTCATTAGGTTCCCCTTCTTCTCCGGCGCCATCGTAATCGAAGATGATATAGACCTTGCGATGCTTCTCGGCGAAACTGGTTTTGCGGTGCCAAGCGATTTGCATTAGATCTTTGTGGAGAGGAAGACCGGACTTGTCAGTCCAGCTTGTCACACCGGCCAAGCCGATGGGAGCGTAGAGTAATGTGTCAGTGGTAACTTTCTTAAGAAGTTGGTAGGCTTTGAATTCCCCCTCGGTAATAATGATGGGAATATCTACTTCCTGTGCTATGCCTTTCCAATTGGCGCCCGGAGGAAAGTAGATATGAGATCCTGTAGCTCGAGCCTGTGAGTACTTCATCTTGGTCTTTGGAGCCAAGAGCCTGACACGATTAAAGCCGGTGAGTTGGCCTTGAAGATCGTAATAAGGTAGCTTTACGGACCACTCTTTTGTGTGGCCTAGAAGCTCATGAGTACCTTCTGGGGGTAGTAATTCTAGGCCTAGAAGAGCAAGATCTTGCTTATCGAACTGTCTGTCTGAGATGAAATTGGTGTATAATTGTTGAGGTGTTGTTATGTGTGCGGCGAAACCGGATGACATACGTAATCCTTGCGGTATACAAAGGCTCTCTATTATGCAGATAGGGAGCCTTTATCTTTTGTCCAAATAATTGCGTAACTTACTTGCTGGTCAATAATCAAGAGTCCGCAATCTCATAGTATATAACAGGCCCTGCAACTAGCCCTATGCCTATTATATTTCAACATCCATTGTACATGGATGAAAAATTTTTGTAGTATGCTTTTGTGGTATTGATTATTGAAAGGAAAAGTATGACACAAATTCTCAGCATCATCTTCACT